GTCTTTCTTGTATGATTTTTGTTTTTAGAGCATCTACTTGAGAGTTTTTGGTAAGATTGTGACAAAATAAATGATGAATCTTTTGTAAAAACTTGTTCATTTTTTACTCCTTAAAGTTTCTAAAATTTCTAAAAATTCCTTTAACTGTTCCTTTGTATTATTCTTTTTTCCATATTTCTTATGAAATTCTTGATGACAATCTTCACAAAATGTTATCCCATTGTCTATCGCAAACCTTAATTCTGGATAATCAGAAAAGTTTTTGATATGGTGTGGGTGTAGTTTACCACCTCTGATTCCACACTTTTGACAAGTATAGTTATCCCTAGCAAAAACAGATTCTCGCCAAAGCCTAAATTCAATGGAATGTCTGATTTTCATATTTATAGGTGTAATTCCGCCTTTCCAATTAGCATTTTTCTCTCTTGTATGATTAATACTCATTTTCTTTCTGGTTTCTTCTGAATGATGTTTACCAATCATCCCACTCGGTATACCCTTTCTGGCTTCACTTATTTTTCTTCTAGCCTCTTTAGATCGTTGTTTACCCTTATTTCCCTTACTTATATTTCTTTTCCATTTCTTTGTCAAATGCCCACCCTTGTTCCAGTTAGGTTTACCTTTTCTATCTTCACTTACTTTCTTTCTTGCTTCGGGATGTTCCTCAAAATATCTTTTCTTGCTTTTACCTAAATTTCTTTTATGTTCTTCTGATCTTTTATAAACTCCCTTTGGCATATATTCTCCTTTAATCAAGTAGATTTTCTGGAACGCAGGGTCTCCAAAATAGAATCTAATAATGCTTTTAACTCTAACTTAAACTTAACATCTTCTTGCCAAACTTCTTTTATCTCTTTTAATCTGGCATTCCTTTCACTCTTAGTCTCTTTATATAAAAAGAAAATAGTGACTAAAGCTAAAACTAAAAGTGTTCCTGATAATCCTTGGTTAGCAATTGTTTCAAGTAATTGGTTTGTCATTGTTTACTTTTTTAAAATTATATAACTAATTTACTTGCCAAGCAATAGGTAAGAAAGTCGACGATCTATAACCCTAAAGGGATAACTAGTACTCAAAACCCTCCATTGAATCTTGATTGTATGATTACCAACGGCTAGGGTTTGAGCAGAATGAAGCACAGCACTAGAAAAATTTTGCTCATTGGCTACTACCGCCCCGCCAATAATAATATCATCACTCGTTGGTGTATCATCTATAACTAAACGGAGAAGAGCATGTGTATTTACACTCTCAACATCTTGAACAATACTGCCATTAAATAAAATCAATACTTTAGTTGACCGTTCAAGGCTAAAAGAAAGTGTCATATTCGGCATATCAACAAGAGTTTCCGAATCTGTAGACTCAGCCGAATCAGCAAAGACAGAATCAAAGAAAAATTGAGTATCAGAAACAATACCCTTAGAATCAATAACAGTTGTTTCAGCATCATCTTTAATCACCATTTTCCCGCTGTTTATAGTAATCCCATCTTGGTCCATTCTTATTTTTTCAACATCAGAAGCATCTTTTAGACTAAAAATTCCATAACCATTTCCTGATCCACCTAATTGTAATGTTCCGCCTTTCGCCCTGTCAAAATTCAAATAACCAGCAACAATTTGGTCAGCATTAATTGTACCGCTAGGTAATTGAGAAACGGTGATAATTGCTTTTTCTGTAGCAGTAGTAGCTTTTTCTACAGTTGCAAGAAGAATATAAGTATTACCAAGAAAGTCAACATTAACAGTTTTTTTAAGAGTATCAGTTCCGTCATAATAAAGATAAGTTTTTTCAGTAATATTACCTGTATTTCCAAGATTAATATCTGTATGGCTCCCATCTCCAAAATAGATTGCTCCTGCCGCCCAAGCAGCAGTATCTTGGTCGGTGGCACTAAAAACTATATTATGCACCCAAGACTTTAATCCAACTGCTACACCTAGTGTTTGAATAACCCCACCATCAACTAAGGTTTGCCCTAGGGGATTATAAATATAGAGTCTGCCATTATGGATAATAAGATCTGTTGGTTGTCCAGGGTTGCCTATTTCAAAAACATTAATAGCCCTATCAATTCCTGGTATTCTACTTCCACTTGGTATTCTTATTTCTATTTCAGCCATATTTATGGGAAAATATAAGGATTAACCAATGTTAATCTTTGTGTAAATCCTCCATTATCAAATACCCAATCTAATTGGTCTATCATATAGTTTTTATAGTTATCTTTTCGATATTCTATATTAACTATATCTCCACAAAGTAAATGAGGAATTCCAATAATATCTATTCTAAAAAGATTAAGAGCGTCTTTTCTTCTATTTAATTCCTCTTCAGCAATTTCTTTTGCTGCACTCTCACTATCAATAAAATTGTTTTGTATTTCAAATTCTTGTCTTCCATATCGGTCAATGCTTGTTTGGTCTGTAGCTGTTACCCTTATCCACTTTAATATTATAGCAGGATTACCTCTAATTTGGAATTTAGTTAGATAAGCATCTACAGCTCCATTATTAATGACATTAATAAAAACAGCATTTCCATAATTAGTGAATTCATTAATTTCAATATTAGCAGTTAAATCATCACCTGAGCCATCTTGGGTACTATTAGCAGTAAAATCGGTATTGGCAACAGGTGTAATAAAAGTGGTACATGGATCTTCTAATTCTAGCCAAGCGGCTTGACTACTATTTTTAGGAATCCAGACTAAAGTATCACTATATGGATCTAGATATTCGACATTGCCAGAAGACCAAACTACTTTAACTCCAGCACTTGCTCTTGGGGTTGCTTGAACAATTACTGTATTTTTAATTTCATGCTCAGCAACAGAGTAATCTAAGTCAGTAACCCAATTATTTAGAGTAATATCAGGAATTATTGTTCTTGCTGCTCTATTATGAAGTTTGTTTCTACCCCAAAAAGTTAAGATTCCTTCCCTATCAAAGAAAATTCTTCCCCTTTCAGCAACAGCAATTTCCCCCATGATTGGCCAAACATTCCTATCTTCAAAGTATCCAAAGTTAACTGTAAGAGTTCCTGTCTCAAAATCATACTGCTCTGATGTTAATTCTGCTAACTCGGCTAAAGTTGTCATTAATTCATCACTTTTTTTGTTTTCATAAACTATCCCGTTTGCCCTTTTATTATAGATTAAAACCTGATTATCAAAACATTCTAGGTTACAAACTCTGCTTTTCATATCAGGATGAATATTTTTAATATAGCCAGTAAAAATTTTGTAATCATATCCACCAGCAGTAATATAAACTCTAATGCTTGTTCTTGGCTTCAAATATTCATAAATAGGAGATGAGGTATTATCAGGAGTGAATCTTTCACTGGTATTGTCTATTTCAACATCTAAAGTAGAAGCAATGCCTTCTCCTGAAATTTTCCAAAGTTGTTCATTTCCTCTGGCACTTAAGAAATAGTCGCTTTCATCTACCCATGTAGTTTCATCCCATTGTATTTCTACTTTTGGTGCTAATTGCCTTACTGTTTTAGCAATTTCTTCTATAAATGATGATGGAGGATTTAGGGGATTATGAATATATGCCTTAACTTTAATTGTATTTGATCCTTTAATTCTACTTTTAGCGGTAATAGTTTGAGAAAGAACTCTTTTAACACTAGTTTTAGTATTAACAGTTTGGAAAATAGTTTCTTTAATATTAGCTTTAGCAATTAAGGTTTGAATAGAAATTTCTAGAAGTTCTGCCTTAACTGTAATAGTCTGAGAAAAAACTTTTCTAATTGATGCTTTAATAGTAATAGTTTTAGAAAAATTCTTTTGGATTGATGCTTTAGTTGTAATAGTTTGAGAAAAAGCTTTCTGAATTAATGTTTTAGTAGCAACTGTTTGAGTAGATGTTTCTAAAAGTTCTGCTCTAGTTGTAATTGTTTGAGAGAAAACCTTCTGAATTGATGCTTTGATAGTAATAGTTTGAGAAAAAGCTTTCTGAATTAATGCTTTAGCCTCAATTTGTCTTTTTCCTAAGATTCGCCCCTTAGCAATAATAAACTGGGAAAGATTATTTTTAATATCACCTTTAGCAATCACTATCTTAATTCCTAGGAGTTTTGCTTTAGCTGTAATTGTTTGAGAAAAAGCTTTCTTAATTAATGCCTTAACATTAACTGTTTGAGAAAAAGCTTTTTGAATTAATGCTTTAGTTGTAATAGTTTGAGTTGAAATTTCTAAAAGTTCTGCTCTAGCTGTAACAGTTTTAGAGAAAACCTTTTGAGTTGATGCCTTAACATTAATAGTTTGAGAAATAGCTTTCTGAATTAATGCTTTAGTAGTAACTGTTTGAGTTGAAATGGTTACTGTTTGAATATATTGTGCTGGAAGCCCACGACTAATAATATCTAAGGTTTTGGTTGAAACATCTAGTATTACCTGAATATATTGAGCTGGAAGCCCTCTTGAGATTATATCTAGTGTTTTAGTTTGTGGTAATGTCATAGCTTAATATCTCCATAATACAAGAGATTAAGCCTGTGACTTGGAGATAACCTTATTATTTAATTGTGCCTTTCTTTCTTTTAATTTTGCAATTTCCATGTCAATTCTTTTAGTTTCTGATTGCCAATTTTGGTTTTTAATAAACCTTAGGGTTTCTGTTTTGATTTCTGTTTTAGTTGGTTTCTTTTGAAACTTGAAAAATATTGACCTATTATCAGAAATTTGTACTCTGACTTGCCACTTACCAGCGATATCTTGATATTTTTCTAATGTCTTTGGATATTTCATATTTTTATTGACTAATATCAACATCATCGACATAAATACTTCCTGCTGTGCCATCACAGTCTATATAAAACTCTAATACTCCTTCTTCGGTTGGAGTTCCACTAACCGATAATTGTTCCCATTCATCAGCTGCTGCTGTATGGGTATCAATAACATCACTATTAATTCCTGCTAAAATTCCACCTCGTAAAATTAATCTTGCGGCGTTACCATTATAAGAATCATCTTTTCTTACATAGATGGTAATGGTCACCTCACTATCAGTTGTCACTGGTACCTTAAAGCCATCTATTAATAGTCTTAGTTTTCTTTCACTTGAAGTTGGAGCCATTTTCCAAGAAAGCCCTGAAGCTGTATGCCGAATACTTGTTTCCGCAGTAATAGTTCCCATAGGTAAAAAGGTTTTATGGTTATTGGCAGTTTGGTCGTGTTTCTGGGATTGAATACGAGAACTAAAAAGTCTTTCAATTTGAGGAGTATACCACACTATTTCTGTAGCATCTCCTAATAAACAATTATCCAGAAAAAGAACAGTATCACCATGATAAATAGAACCAAGGGTATTGCCACTAGTTTCTAAATCCTTAAAAAAGATATTCATGTTTGGATAATATATTTCACCGCTAATACCATATTCTTCATTATTCTTAGCCTCTACGGTATTAAATCTTAATTCATCTGACATTTCAAAATTAATTCCAATTAAAGAATTACCATTAGCAACAATATTACTAATATCACAAGAACTTGAACGGTATATATAAATACCATTTCCGCTATTAGAACCCAAAGATTTAACATTATTGATAATTGCATCAAAAATACTATAAATAGAAAAACCATCAGAACTACTAGCAGTAGAAATAAAACCATCAATATTAGCCAAATAACAGATAGAAAAGTAAAGCCCAGTTGAATTACCACAACCATAACAATCATTAATAATTAATCCTTTAGTTCCTCCTTCTTCGGCAGTAGATGAATAAAAACCACTAGAATATTTAGCTAAACCAATATTTTCAAAAGCAACATATTCTTTTTCACAAACTATCCCCTTTCCTCCACCGATTAAGCCATCAAACCATGTTTCTCCATCTTGTTCTGTGGTAGTGGTATTCCACCCTCCTGAAAAAGTTATAAGGCTACCAGAAGAACCGCTGTCTTGAACTGTTTGAACAGGGTTAGTTCCAGAATCAGGAGGAGTTTTTATAGTTTCTCTTTGATAAGTAGTTACTGTTTCGGTGGTTCCACTATATTTACTAACTGAAGTTCCAGCTAATGTTGGACCACCTAAAACTACATCAGTACCATTAATACTCTTTATTGGCCAGAAAGATTCACCGGCTGAATTTTTACCAATTAAAGATTGTAATGAAAAATCATTACAAGCAATAATATTATCTAATCTAAAATAAGGAGTTCCTGGGTCTGCCAAAGCGGTTAAAGCTACTGATTCAATCGCTCCTCCTAAAGCTGATCCGTTGTCAAAAGTACAAGCATACCAGCGATAAGCCTTAATCTCAAAATCAATAGTAAAACTATTGACTGGAGTCGCACCACTGTTATCAGAACACAAATCTAATCTAAGAGTATTAGCTGATACTATAGAAGTAGAATAAATCCAAAACGATACTTTTTGATATCCCGATAAATTTAAAGTAGCAATATCTTTATAAGCTATTTTTCCAGTAGTAAAAGCCGAAGCAATAGTTAATCTAATAGCATTATCCCCTTCTTTTCTTGTCGTATCTGTTGCAGCAGTCACATTCGCAGAAGCGGTCCAAGCACTTTCGCAAGTTTCTATATTTTCAGTTAAAGCTGAAGCCAGAGTAATAGCCGAAGATTCATCGGTCCAAGTAACTGATATTCCTAAAGAAGCAGGATCAGGGGATTTGGCCATACGAATAGTATCTCCAGGGGCAATTCTAGCCGCTGTAGCACCAGCAGTAATAGTTTTCCAAGCATTAGCCCAATTAGAACCATCATCAACATCATCACCATTTTCGTAATCCAAGTAAAAGATTGTATGACCAAAAATCCAATGAATCGACCTGGCAAGAAATTTTCTATAATAAGATGTTGGCAATCCTTTATTATTAAGTAAATCTTCAAGTTTTGGTAAAACTTTTTTTAAAACAGGAAGATGACCAATCCAATAACCACCATGTTTTCGAGCAAACTTAAAGACATTAACTAATGTTTTTGGTAATATATTATCTTCAATATAATTTTTTCTTATAAAACTTTTTGTAGTCATATTTAGTTTTTAATAAAGAATTTGATTATTTTAATTATACATTTTTTAAAGACGATTTTCTTCTTCAATAAGAGTTAAAGTTACACTAGAGAAAAAAGAGCTATCTCCTACGCCTAATTCTAATTTTCTTTGAGATAATGTTCCTAAACAACTAACTCCACTGGTACTTTGCGGCCATTTTCCATAGGTAAAAGTAGCAGCAACTAAAGCATTAATTACAGTTTCTAAGGCAGTATAATCCGTATCATTCATATATTTCCATTTGAAAGTATATTGATATTTCCTTGCCATTACATCTCTTCTAGTTTTTCCGCCCAAGGTAGTATTTTCAGCACTTACCCAGATTGGATCTATAATTGCTTCATCTGGAAAAGGCATGGTTGCCGTTCCGAATGTTGGGCGTGAAATTTGTGTCATTTTTTTATTTAATTAATATTTTTGTATTAACGCTGATTATCGAAATTATCGTATTCTCTTAACATTCTAACAAAATTGCGTACCTCTCCTCTACTGGCTATCATTACTCCTGGTTTAATTTCATAGGTTTTATAAGTTACTGGTCCTGCTACTGGTTGCTCGGCTATAGTTGGTCTTGTTGCTGGAATAGCTGTTGATGCCCCTCCTGCAAATGAAGTGCCTAGTGACCCACTAATATCCCCAATTGCCCCTTCTAGGTAAGGCATACCCTTAGTCATGCTATCAGCATAAGTTTTAACTAGGTTTTTACCCCATTTATCAATATCTTTTAATGGCCCTTCTTTAGGAGGAGACCATGATCCCCAATATCTATTAACAAGGTTAGAAATACTATTAACTGTATATTCAAGCCATCTTCTTGCACTTTCCATTCCACTTCTAATATTATCAACTATATTATATCCCCAATGTCGAGCATTTCCTGCAATATTGCTTAATTGATTTGTAATAGTGTTCACTATACTGTTAAGAACATTCCATATTCCTCCATAATTACTCAAACCGTTAATAAAAGTATTAATAATATTACTTCCCCGAGCCCACATATTTTGCATTATGTTGCTTAATGTATTCCAAATAGAATTTCTTATATTATCAAATATATTAAATACCCCGCCATAATTACTCAAACCGTTAATGAAATTTTGGATAATATTATTTCCCCATGGTCGAGATTCTCCACTTACATCAATACTTCTTATTTTTCCTTTAACATCTTCAATCGGTTGATTTAACTCACTTTTTTTGCTTATGAAACTTGTTATATATTCTCCTAGTGTTTTCTTTGCTACTTCTCCTGTTCCTTTTCCTCCTTGTTCTAATCCCTTTTTTGTTTCTTCTCCGCTTTCTTTTCCTGTTGCATACAACTTAGGGAACATTCCTTTAATAGGATTAATAATATTTTCTTCTATTGATTTCTTAACATTTTCAGGAAACTCCTTAATTTTTTTTATAATTCCATTCCATAAGTGTTCACTTACTGATTCGCCCTCTTTTTCTGCTTTTATATTAAAGGCTTCCCAAACATTTTTGCCAAATAAAAAGTCAAGTATTGCTTTTTTAATTCTTTGTGAGAATTCTTTTATTTCTTTTATAATTCCGTCCCATAAATATTCACTTGTTGATTTACCTTCTTTTTCTGCTTTTATTTTTAAGTTATCCCAAGTTCCTTTCCCAAATAAGGTATCGTACAAAAGTCTTTGAAATGGTTCAATTATTACTAGTATAGCTTCCGATAAGCCAAGAAGAAAAGCTAAAATTACCCCTTTCCCATTTTCTCTAGCCTGTTTTTTAGCTTCATCAAAGGTTTTTAACATTCTATCTAGAAGCCCGCCTGGAATTATCCCTGGTCCCATCTTAAGTGATGCCCCTATTGTTCCTTGTAGGTCATTATATTGTTCTTCAAGTTCATCATTTATTTTCTGCCAGCTTCCCGCCACATCAGGCAATTCTGGAATAGGCATATCAGCGATAGCTGCTGCTTGGTCTCTAGCATCATCTAGTCTATCTTGAAGAATCTCTATTTCATCATCCCAAGCCCTTTGTCTTACATCTTTTTCTTCTCGTAGTAAGTCTAATTTTTCTTGAGTGATTTCTCTAATATCATCAAGAGCATCCTGCCTTATTTTTAATTCATCTTGTAAAACATCTATTTCTTCATCTACAACTGCCTTTCTTTCTGCTAAAGCATCTCTTAAGTCATCTAGGGCATCTGTTTGAATATCAACCTGGTTTTGGGCAGCATCAACTATATCTTCTTGAGCGTCTTCTTCTGCTTGATTTGCTCTTTGAATAGCAATAAGACGTTGTTTTTTCTCTAAAACTATTGCCTCCCAATGTTTTACCTCCTCTAATGCTTGTTTTACCTCCTCGTCATATTCATCTTTTCCAAGAAGCATTAATCTTTTAAGTCTTTCTTGAGCAGCATCTAAGCTCATTTCAGCAATGTCAACTTCTCCTTCAGCAGTATCTTCTTTTGCGTCATGTGTTTTTTTAAGGGCAGTCAAAGATTTCTTAGCTGCTTTTAATGTTTTCTTGACGACCTCTAATGTTTCTTCTTGCCCTCTTATTTTTTCTTCTTCTATTCTTCTTTCTTCTTCCCACAATTCCCTTCTTTCATATAAGGCATCTCGTTGTTCATCAACTAATTTTTGCCTCCCCTTTATTTCAGCATCTCTGACTTTTTCATAAGCCTCAATTCCATCTTCTAATATTCTTAACTCTTTTTTTCTTGCCTTCTTTTTATCTCTTAGTTCTTTAGTCAATGCTTTTTCTTTCTTTTTAGCAGCTTTTGCATCGGTTTTGGCAAGTTCTTCAGGTGATTTTCCTGATGGGTATTCAGTAGGTTTTAGTTTTGGATATTTAGGCAACTTAATTTCAGGCATTGAAGGCATTTTGAAACCGATTCCTAATAGTTTGCCTATTCCATATATAGCACCAGCGACTAATGCAACCACTATGAGTATCTTTCCAAGCCCGAGAAGCATTAC